ATGGAACTGCACGACGAACTATTAGACCGAAAAAATAAAAATATTGAGGAGGAAGAAGCACCGGAATATAATTTGGTGTTGATAGATGACATGGCTGCGGATTTGAAAAATAAAGATATACTGAAGGCATTAAACAAAATGTTGATAAAAGCACGGCATTTGAATACTGGCTTTGTTTTCACCCTGCAGTCATATTTGTATATGCCTCGCATTTTACGTAAGCAGGTGACGTTCTGCACGATATTTAGACCCCGCACGCGTGCGGAATGGCAATCGGTGTCGGATGAAATTTTGCAGATGGAGGAAAAAGATGCAAAACGTATTTTTGACTACGTATTTGATGCGCCTTACACGCATTTAGATTGTGATTGTTTTGAGGGGGTGCATCATAAAAATTTTAACAGGCTGAATATAACAAATAGCGACGACCTATGAGTGACAAAATTGATTGACAAAAAAATACTTAAAGAAATGTGACAAACTAAGGTATAATAAAAATGCCAGTGAGAGATTACAGCGAGACGATAATATATCAGATTAAGTGCAAGAACGAGGCTGCACGTGACGTGTATGTAGGACATACGACGAATCTAAATAAACGTCGTAGCCATCATAAGACTTGCACAACGTGTGAAAGTAGCCCGAATTACAAAACCCGTTTGTATCAGTATATACGAGAGAACGGTGGATGGGATAATTTTGAGATGGAGGTATTGGAAGTGCAAAAATGTGAAAATGTGCACGAAGCCCGAAATTTGGAAAGACAGTATTTAATTGAATTAAATGCGACTTTGAATATGGTAAAACCGGGAACACAAACACGCCGAAATGCACAACTGCATAGAGAGTGGCAAGACCGAACTGGAAAAAATGTGAAACACGAGTGTGGATGTGGAGGGAAATATGTAGAAAGATTTAAAAATGTGCACGAAGGTAGTTTAAAGCATAAACGGTGGGTGGAACAGCAGGGCAATCTTTGTCAGCCTGTTAATGTATAGAAATGCCTGTTTTAGACAGTGATAGTATGCAACTTTATTTAAATAGCAAATATGCAGTAATTAAGCCAAATAATGGTGATACTGGATTTTGCATTTTTGAATACCCGATGATAACTTTACCCGACAACAAATACATTTATTTGAGTATGGTGACGGCGACGATACCTTACAGTTTTTACAGCATAAACAATAACAATAATGGATTACATTTTTTAGACAACAGCGGGAACAGTTACCAATTTCAGGTGCCTGAAGGAAATTATAATATTTATCAATTGCGCACGGCGATATTGGCGGAACTCGGATTTGGCTGGGACATCAGTTACAATGCAGTATCAAATAAAGTGCAATTTGATTTGTCACTGGCTGTATGTAGCGGGTTTACAATGTATGCGGATGGAACACTTAATCACGCATTGGGGTTCAGTGAAACGCAAAATACGGTGTCGGATGCAAGTGGAAGCGTTACGAGCGTAACTGGAATAAATTTAAATCAAATTCGTGCAATAAACGTGGAAATAGACATGCCGAGTAACAGCGTAAACGTGGCGCAACCGAACAATATAAATATTTTGGCGACAATCCCAGTGTCGGTGCAACCGTATGGAATGATAAATTGGACGAACACGAACAATTTTAGAGTAAATATGTATTGTCAGCAAATGAATATGATAAAGGTGAAATTTATTGATAATCAGGGTAATTTAATCAATATGAATGGTGTGAATTGGCAGGCGACAATGCAACTGGATTGTGTTGATTTTGTAGGTTAATTGCGAGGGGGCGTAGCCCCCCCACGCATCCCCCCATATTTAGAATGCCCGCTGCAGGCGTGGGTTACCCCGTAAGGGCGAAGCCCTCGGTAATAAAATCTTTACAGAAAATATAAATGATTGGCCATAAACAAATGCTTGGTAAAAAAATGATGGGGCATAAATTGCCTCTTGGTGTTACACTCGGAAATAAAATGGCTGGCGCTTTAATGCCCGTTGAAGTTGTCAATAAAGAGGTTGAAAGAAAATCAACTGGCGGCCTTGAAAAATCCAGAAGAAATGCTGGATATAATTCGCTTGGTAGTTACGCCGGCGGATAATTAGAACATTAAGGCGTATTTGCAAAAAATTAGTTTTGTTGCAAATTTTTTATCTTTTTACAAGTTATAAAAATGTTACCCAAGAACGTTCAATACCAGAGTAAAGTGGAGGGTGCTAGTGCCCGCAGATATTTGAGTAAAATCCAGCCCCAGACTGGAACTCAATTCGGTGTTGGTGAAACTATTATTATTAATATCCCTACCCGCAACAATCTTCTTCTTATTCCTTCGGAGACTGTTCTTCGTTTTGATGTCAGTATGACCCTTGCTGCGTCAACCGTGGTGTCGGCTTTAGAATCGTGTGGCTGGCACGGCTGCTTTTCACGTATGAGGCTATTCCATGGGAGCAACTTACTTGAAGATATTCAAAACTACAGTGAATTGGCCAAAATTTTGTTGGATTTTCAAGTGCCCCTTGACACCGTGCAAGGCCGTAACTCCGTAACAGGTGGAACCGAAAATGCTTATGTTGGCTTGTCTGGAACTGCCACTGGTGCCGACCCATCTGGAGTCGTGTTTGCACTTCCTGTTAATCGTGGTAGAAATTTTAGTGCCCTTAATGCCACCGCTGGTATTGCTGGTGCCACTGGTATGACTGCTTCTATTAACCTTATTTCCTTTGTTGGTTCCCTTGCTGGAGGCAAGTACATACCTTTATTTGCTGCTACTAGTAGTCCCCTACGCCTCGAACTCACCGTGGCTTCATCGGTTGCGCAAATCGGCTGTTTTTCACCAACTCTTCCTTCCACTTTCCTTCTGCAGAACGTGAACTTGCAATGCGAATTTTTGGAGTTGCCTGATGCTGCTATTGCTGCCATCATGGCCGGTTCCAGTAATCCCCTTCAAATTGTTATGCCTGATTATCGTGCGTATACTTATTCACAGGGTGTTACTGCAGGTTCTGCAGTGCAAATCAGTATGCCTATTCCTGCGAAATTTTCTAGTTTGAAACATATTTTTGTTAATTCTAGAAATGCCACCGCAGCAGTCAGTAGATACCCTTTTGCATCAACTCCTTTGGGATTGTCACAATACGTCTACCGCGTGGGTGCCGAAACCCTTCCTTCACAGCCTGGAACAACTTTGCAAGAATACTTTAACGAGGCTTGCAAATGCTTTGGTTCCCTTAGTGACCTTAATTATCAACCTGCCGTGGATATTACTGCTTATGGCGCTAACTATCCTGCGCAAACCCCTTCTTTGGATATTTCGGCTGGAACTATTAGTACTTACGTTGCTGGATGCCATACTAACAGCGGTTCCTTCATCACCGGTATTGACCTTGAAAATTATCAAGGCGCTGATAAATCCACTATTTTTGCTGGAATGAACACCTCAACATCGGATGTGTACTACCTGCCCCAGTTCAACGTGCCCGCCGGCGTTACAAATATTTTCTTCACTGCTTTTGCCGGTTATGACTGCGTTGTAATTTTTGAAAACGGCACGGTTTACACCAGATTTTAGACGCATTCTACAATCAATTTTTATCATTTTAAATAATATACTTTATTTATAATGGATAAAGAAGTTGCAACTTTATTTTTAGTTACAAACAATTTGGGCACAACGCCGAACGCATACGGTGTGCGTGTTGGAAACAATGATTTTACATTCTTTGTGGATATGCGACAATGGTTGGGCGAAATATTGTGGAATAATTATGAACAATACATTGTGAACGTAAGTTTTTTGACACCTATTGCGGCCGGACCGAGTATGTTTATCAATATATTATGTGATGGATTGAATTTTATAAACACAACAAATAATGGAAAACCGTCAGGTAGTCAGTTGTTGGGTGTTGATTATTACACTGCAAATCCTAATACGACAGGCAATCTAAATGCCTGGACACCGTGGCAAGGGTCTAATGGACGAGTGATGATAAAGCCTGATACAAATTTGGCAAATGTGCGCATATTTTATCAGGCGGTGGGTGGAACAAATGCACAGCCGACAACAAACAATAATATGTTTTTGTTAACAGCCCGTGGTGTGGAACCGAAGATGAAAATGTATAAAAATTTGCTTAACGATTTTTACACGAAACAAACACGAAACTTTGTTTTAGACACAACTGTGCTGACAGCCGGTGGAACAAACGCTTATGGAACAATGAATGCACAATTCAGTCAATTTACTTTCACGCAGATACCTATTAGAACAATTATTGGAACACTGTGGGACAAATATGAAAAATTCAATATCATTGCAACAACACTTGGACAAGGACCGACTGGCACAATACCGTCAAATCAACAAAATAGAGGAATGTGGATAATTGATGGATTTCAAATTGTAAACAGTCTTTCATTGGGCGTAAACAATACGATTTCATACAACAAATTTGCAATAATACCCGAGAGCAATTCTGAAACAAACACGGCAAACAGTTTTACGTCAGCAAATAATTTTGCAAATACGCAGACAACATACACAATAAGGAAGCCCGAAAGCAACACCGTAGATTTACAATTTACAAATGTAAACGCCGCTGGAAATTATTCACCGAACAATCCGAATACATCAACAACACGAGGACAAGTGATATTTAACTTTATTGTAATCGGTGTGGAATAATATTTTGTATAAATTATAGAGATGACGCAACTCCGAGAAGTAGCATATTTAGAATTAGACACTTTTAGTTTGGCTGGAACGAGTAACATAAACGCATCATTTACAAACTGGATATTTCGTAACGTGGATTTACGCAGCGTGATGGGTGATATGTGGAACAAGTATGACAAATTCGTAATAAAATTACAGCAACTCAACACAAACGGAACCGTGTCTATTGTGGCATCAAGTAATTCAGCAATTGCTATAAATATGGCTGGATTGGATTGGATTAATCTTTATTATGAAGCGGGTGGAAGCATTCAAAAATGGGCGCCTGTGGCGCAAGTAATAACAGCCGCAACAGGTAGTTGGAATCAAGAATATATATGGCCTAATAACAGTGTTGGTATTAATTTTCGCAAGGGACAACCGATTGTGGATTTGGAGTTTCAAATATACACGATTGTAAACAATGATTTAAATTTGGTAACAACATTTACGTATGCAAACAATCAAATGGCACTGACAATAGAACCTGCTGAAGACAATGAAAATGAAATGGGTCTTATGGTATTGAACACGAATACCGGAATAAATACACCTGGGAAAGTTGTAACTAACAGCGTTTATACATACAACAATTTCAACATAAAAGACGTGTGCAGAGAATTTTGGGATAAATATGATGATTTTGAATTGATTTATGCAAATTACACATCAGCGACCGCTGGTAATGTTTCTGTTGTTGATGCGCAACAAATAGTGGCTATGCGAGGTTTCAATTTTTTGAATAATTATTGTGGAACAGGAAGTGGAAGTTATTTGATGGATTTGGCAGTATTGGCTTGCAACAGATTCGGTGCAACAGGAACAACGCATATATATGACCAGATGATGCCCACACGAGTGCAATTCAAAAAATCAGGCGAAACAATGCAATTGGAACTGCAGTTCAGAACATATGACAACAGTGCGGTTTCATCATTATCTATTGCAAACAGACGCTGGCAGGGAATGTTTTACATCAAGCCGATAAAGAAAGAACTGGGTTATTGCGAAAAAGGCACATTAGTATTGTCAGGCGAAGGAATGACAACTACCCGAACAGCATTTGGCGTAACAAACGCCAGCGTGACGAACACTACTTGGACAAATGTAGATTTACGCAACGCTTGCAGGGGATTTTGGGATAAATACACAAAATTCAACATATTTTTAAGCCAGAGTCAGAACAACGTGACAACTGGAGACCCGACAGAACAGGCGTTGGCATTATATATGACTGGATTGAATTTTGAAACACCGTGGAATGTTAACCCGAATATTGGGTCACAGGTATGGACAATCGGTGGAGTGTTATTTGGACACACAATAACAACACAGAGCATATTTTCAGTATCTAATGGAAACACAAAGGGTATTATGTTTAACAAAACCTCAGATGTTGTTGACATCAATATGTATGTGGAAACGATAAATAACACTGCATTGGCGGCAACAGGGTGTTTAAATGGAACATTTATATTTACAATTGTTGGTGTTGAATAAATCTTTATTTAAAATATAATGTCTGAAACAAAGATAACTAAAAAACGCAAAGAAACTGGTAAAAGTGCATCGCTACGCACTGATAAAAATAATATTACAATAAGCATTGTAAATAACACGCAAAAAGCCAGACGAAGTGGTGGCGCAGCAAATGGAAAAAAAAGTGCGGATACTAGGTTTAGAGACACGCGTGACCCGAGACCTTTAATACAGCAATTTTTTAATGGGGTTGGTGGTGTTCCTGAAACACGCACAGTAGAGTCGCCGCCTGAAATGCGCAGATTTACTGAAAATCAGGGTATTCGCACAAATTTACGTGAAGCCACAAGGGCAGGCGAAGCAAGCCCCGCCTTCGGCGAATTACCGAGTAGTAGCCAGTTTATAACAGGAATTGATGAAGTTGGCGCATCGCAAATAGATACGGGAACACAAACACGTGGCGAGCCATCACGAATTTCGTTTACAAATTTACCGCCGTTAAGACAGTCTATGGACACGCAAACTGACGAAGAGCCATTTATTCCGCAAGCCTTTAAAGATAGCGTAAGTTACAATGCGGCTTTATTGAATGAGGCAAACGATAGACGTGAACGAGAACGTATGGAAACAGAAGCAGCATATGCGAACTTATTAGGAAGTTCAAGACCGATGATTTCAGAAACAGAAACACGTCCATTTATGTTCGGTATTGGAGATGAGTCCTTTCGCGCAACCGCACCAGGAAATATTAAGCCTGTGGAAAGGAAAGGTGTAGATTTTTTTCAAGATGATGAACAACCGCCTTTAATGGTTCAGCCGAGCGCATCTGTTAACGAACCGGAAATTGTTGAAGATGAAACGCAGTCGTATGCTGCGGCAGAACCGATAGAGGAAGTGCAGGAAGCCGAAGAAACACCACCTAAGAAAGCACGTGCAAAAGCAACATTAACATATGAAACAGGTGATAATAGAGCAGTTGATGAAACAGTTCAGTTATTAAATAATACGTCGTTGACATTGGATGAAAGGCTTAAAAAAGCAGAATTGAGATTGAAGAAACACTCAAAATATATGAATAGAAATAATCGTAGCAAAGGTGATATTGATAAGTTTATTGACAAAGCAGAAGGAGAATTAAAATCTTGGATGCAAGAAAATTTAACTGAATTATTAACATTACGAGATAAACAAAGAAAAAATATTCAGCCACTTATTACAAAATATTTTCCGAACGTTAAAGAACCAACTAGTGGCGATATTTAACGAATTTTTTCTATTTTTATCGTATATACAATGAAAGACCATGTGCAATCCGTTATTGAACAAATTGGACAAGTTTTAGAGAAAGGTGGATATTTGCCACGTCAAGTAACATTCAGTGCAGATGTAAGAACAAAGACGCATAGTGACATTGATGTTAATAAAATAAATTTTGAACCGTGGAAAACTGCAGAATATTGGGAAGCCAGAATGCCAGAAGGACTGTTGGAACAGTTTCCGTGTCTTTATTTTATGGTTGAAGAAATGTTGGAAAAAAATAAAGACAATAGCCCATTGAAAGAATTAGAAGCACGCCGTGTGTGGAAATATGTAGACGAGGATATTCAAACCTTACAAGTAGATGAATTATCACAAAAATATTGCAACGAAGAAATGAAAACAATTATGAAAGAATACCACAAAGAAGAATACAAAAATGAAATAGAATACAGGATAAAACAATTGGAAGAACAACTTAAACTGCATCTACACCAGAAAGAAATAAAAATAACAGTTGGAACACCTGAAAATTATGTTGAAATGATAGAGGAAGAAATTGAAAAACTAAAGGCTGAATTAAATCCATATGTTCAACGAACAAATTAACGTATAATTTTCATTCTTTATTTTATACCCATATGATACAGAGAAATTATGAACCTGCAAAAATTGGAAGACCTCAGACAATGGTTAGTGGCGGCAATCTTGCTAGTATGGGCACTGGGGTGGCACGAGGCTTTAGAACTGTGGAACAAAATTTATTACCCGCTGCACGCAGTGCGGGGTTATTTGCGGCGAGACAAGTCGGACGAGCAGCAACAAGCCAACTTAAAACACTCGGACAAGGAGCCGGAATCGCAGCCGGAATAGGTGCAGCCGCATTGGCTGGACAGCCTGAATTGCTTCCCTATGCAGCCGGACTAGGTGGATTGGCTGGAGGTGAAATTGGTAAAAGATTTCAAGAAAGCGCAAACAAAGCCATAGATAGATGGCGTTAATGAATATGTATAATTTATCTGTTTAATTTATACATAATGAGCACGAGCAACACTGAAATATTAGGGTACAATTTTCTTACAAATTTATCTAG